CGGCGACATTACGATGTCGGTTGCAGGGAAACGGCTTGAGCGTCTAGGGGTCGGCGATTTCGTGGAGCAAGCGATTCTGGAGACGGGGACAGACCTGACCGCCGCTCGGCTTGAAACGATATACAGAACCAACCTCAATCGCGCTCAGACTCAAGGGCGGCTCGACATCTGCCGCGACAAGACCGTGCAAGCGTTTGTTCCGTTGATGTCGTTCAGCGCGACAAAGGACAAGAGAACCCGAGAAACGCATAAGCAAATGGACGGCTATGTCGCCACCGTTGAGCAGATTGACAGGATGGGAATCCCCGCCCCGCTCGGATTCAATTGCCGATGCGCTTGGGTTCCGATGAGCATCGCCAAGGCAGTCAGCCGAGGATTCTGCGACGAAGACGGAAATCTCGACCTTGACGCAATTGCCAAACATAATGGAAAGCGACAGGAATTGATTGATAAACGATTGGTTCCCGATGCGGGATTTATTTCAGGATGATAGGATTCTCGCGCATGATTCCCTCTCACCGAATCTCCAACGACGGCAACAAGGTTGTTATCCACGACCTTGAGGTTTTCTGCGCGTACAGCAAGAAGATCGACGGCGACACGGATGACGATCTGAAGAAGTTTGACAACAACCGCGTGCGGTCAATTGTCGAAAACACAAACAAGCACATGAGCATGGGCAGCGCAACGCGCCTCGTGGTCATGCACGAGAAGGACGGCGACGAACCTAAGTCGAGCGTCGGTCGCTTCACAAAAATCTCTTATCAAGAGCGCAACGGCGTAGGATTTATTGTCGGCGATTGCGAAGTAGAGCGCACCGTGTTCGACAAGTTACTTGCGACGAATGCGTTCCCTCGCCGCAGCGCAGAGATCTGGCAGGATCAAAATCATCTGTCGGAAGTCGCGCTGCTTGGTCGCGAGACTCCGCGACGACCATTGCCCGACACGAATTTCAATCGCTCGGGAGAGTTGGTTACATTCGCACGACCTCTCCGATTCGACATGGGGACGGTCGGCGGCGGTCTTTCAACATTCATTCCCGACACGAAAGGCAAAACGATGGACAATGACAACGATACAGATCTGCGGTCGCAGGTAGATATGCTCCGCGCATCGCTCGACGAACTCAATGGTCAATTCAAGAAGCGTTTCGCCGAACCTGAGTCCGACGAGGACGAGGATGTTCGCGAAGGCGAGAAGGATGAAATGTCCTCCGACGACATGATTGCTGATCAGTTCGCTGAAGAGGAGGGCGATGGCGATGGCGTTCACATCGACATCGACTCACACGGCGACGATGACGAGGAAGATGAAGACCTCTTTCCTGCTTCGCGTCAAGGCTCTGTTGATGTGTTTGCGATGCGCCGCGAGAACTCGCGTATGCAGCGTGAACTCTCGCAGATTCGCAGCGACCTCGCCAAGGCGAAGTTCGCTCGCGAGATTGACGCGATGGAGCAGGACGGCTACCGCATCCCTGCGGCCCGTCGTGGTCGCCTCATCGCGGAACTCTCCGCATCGCGTGACCCATCCGACCTCATCGACACTTGGCGCGATCTCTTTGCTCGCGACCCAATGAACACTCGCATCGACATGAGCCGTTCGTCGCTCCCACAGGGCGACATCGACGCGAGGCAGATTGCAGAACTCGTCCGCGAACACGCGGGAAACCCAACAGCATTCGCCAAGGCGGTTAACAGCCGCAACAAGCGTTAACCAAACCTAGGAGAAACAAAATGTCAGACATGGGATTCACCCCAAATCTCGTCGCAGGTGCAGGAACCTACGGAACCATTGCGCCATTCCGATTCGTGACTATGGATGCCGTCTCTTGGTCGGGTCTGTCGGGTGCTGCTACCGCCGCTGCCGCTTGCGCCCAGACTCCCGTGGGAGTTGCGGACGGAAGCGTTTATTCGTTCGGTCAGACTGCTCACGCTGTTCCTACTGGTCCAATCAACCTTCAGCCGAGCAACACCGTGCAGATTGAAGCGGGCGCAGCAATCACCGCAGGTGCGTTCTTGATGTCCGATGCTTCGGGTCGCGCCATTACTCACGCCTCTGTCGCAGCATCTACTGCTGTGTCGTGCTACCTCGCGTTGGAAACTGCGGGCGCGGCGGGCGACATCATCCGAGCATACAAGTTCGGAACACGCACGATCATCACCGCTTAAAAATTGACCGCGCTCACGCGCAGGAGTATTCATCATGGCATTTTCTGTTGTCGGTGGCGGTCAATCCGCTTACATCCCAAGCACGAACGATCTCGCGACTGGCGCGCTGCAAGTGGAGTTCACTCGCAGCGTCAATCAGTTCGCGCTCACTCGTTACGCGCAACTCGTCCCCACTTCGAAGATGTCGGGTTACTACCTCCGACACGATGTCTCCGACAATATGCGTATTGTCAACGACAAGGAGTTCCTTTGGAACCTCGGAACTGATCGTCCTACGGGCAAGCAGAACGCATTTGATTTCATTGCGTACAACACGCAGCGATACGCATTTCCGTTCTACATCCCGCAGGAAACGGCTGCTCAGGCTGCATGGGACACCGTCGCGCAACACGCTCGCAGCAAGGCGCAACTTGCGATGACTCGTCGCACGATGGGCGCAGCAACCGCTTTGGCTACGACCGCGAATTGGGGGCAGAATTTCATTGCTAATCCGAATACAACCGCGCAAGGTTTTACGGCGGTAGGCGGAGTCTGGACTTCTAGCACCACAGGGGGTGCATACATTCAGAAGTCGATTCAGCAGGTCATGCAACTCGTCGGCTTCTCAAGCGGCGGTGCGGTCAACCCATCGCAGTTGATCATGGTCATTTCGCCGAAGGTCGCTCAAGCCATCGCGCAGTCTGCTGAGGTCAAGGATTATGTCAAGGCAAACCCGCAGTCGCCAAACTTCCTGATGGGCAACGACATTTATTCGCGTTGGGGAATTCCGTCTACCCTGTTCGGACTTGGCGAGGTCGTCATTGACGACACCGTCAAGATGACGAGCCGCAAGAACGCGACCGATGCCACCTCGTATGTCCTCGGCGACGGCGCGTATTTTGTGTCGCGTCCTGGGGGTCTTGTGGGTGTCGAGGGCTCCAACTCGTTCGCTACCGTTCAGATTTTTGCTTACGAGGACATGACCGTCGAGCAGTTCAACGATCCTCTCAATCGTCGCGTCGAAGGTCGCGTGATTGACAACAGCGTTGCAGCAATCGTTGCGCCTGTTTCGGGCTACTCGATCACCTCTGTCCTCTGATCCTGAATCCAGTTGATTGATAGGGCGGGGCGCACTCGCCTCGCCCTATTTCTTTAGGAGTTCGCATGGTTGCCTACGCCACATACTCCGATCTCGAATCCGCACTCGACGGAAACATCATCGCGCAACTCTGCGGAGACGCAGGTAGCCCGATGGTGGGGCCGAACCCAATTACCGACGCTGCTCTAGAACGCGCTACAGGCGTTGTACGCTCGTACATCCGCGTGGGGGGTATCTACTCGGAGGCGGAAATCACCGCGCTCAACGCGGCCTCTGATCCGTTGCTGATCCATCTAGTCGTTGACCTCGCGACCGAGTATCTGTTTCAGCGTCGAGGCAGCAAGATTTCCGCCGCAATCGAACAGCGCGTCAAGCAGAGTTACTCATTTTGCGAAGGCTTGCGCGACGGCAAGATGCTGTTCGGTGATGTCGCAGGTAATGCCGAAGCGGGAACGCCGCTTGTCGTTGCCGTGAGCAGCAGCAATCGAGCGTGGTACGCTCAGGCATCGAACTCGCAATTCTTTCCGAATCGTCGGAGTGGAACCGCACATTGACATGGGCGCAAACAGTTCGCAGGACGCTGAAGATGCCACCCATCGCGAATGGCATTGCGCAGGTTGCTGCC